GATATATTTAGAGTCCTTAAAAGCAAAGAAAAAGAAAAAGGAATTTCGGCTGAATTGGTCCTGAAACTAATGCCTGACCGATTGATTAACCTAGAAGAATCCTGCTATCAGCTAAAAGAGACAGAAGGAAAGAGAAGATTTCATGATTTAGCCTTCAAGATTCAGACTGCAATCCTTGATAACAAGGAAGTCTCTGACTTACAGACGATAATTACCAAGGAGATGGATAGCCTAGAGCGATCAATCGAATCCTCTGAGGTGTTTGACATTGCCTCAGTCTACGATCAAGTCATCGATAAGCTAGAAGCCAACGCTGGGAAGATTAAATTCTCAGGGATTGACACCGGATCTAGGGATTTAAACTATATCCTAGGAGGATTCCAGGAAGGAATGACGGTAATTGCTGGGCGTCCAGGTATGGGTAAGACTATCGCAGGACTTCAACACGCTAAGAGTGCAGCGAAATCAGGCAAGAGAGTTCTATTTCTTTCCTTAGAAATGCCTAAAGAGTCGCTAATGTTTAGACTTATCAGCTCAGAGAATTTCGATTATAAATACAGTGATTTAAAAGCTAACCGAGTGAAGCCAGATGACATACTAAAAATAAGGAACTCAAACGCTTCGATTCTTAAATCCTTACCTATCTTCTTTTATGACTCAGATAATAGAGACATAAACTATCTGTCCATGATTCTGACATCTGAAGCCAAACGGAATAAGATTGACATCGTAGTCATTGATTATCTGCAACTGATCCGAGACAACCAGCTAAAGGATCAGTCTGACTTTGCTCAGGTTTCATCCGTATCGAATAAGATCCAGAAGCTAACTAGGAAGCTAAAGATTCCGATCATCGCTTTGTCTCAACTATCCAGGGGAATCGAGAGCAGGTCCTCAAGACTTCCACAGCTATCAGACATTAGAAGCTCTGGGAATGTCGAGCAGGATGCCATTGCTGTGATTGGTTTATATCGAGACGATTACTACAAGTACACAGACGCCAGGGCTAACAATACCCCCAAAGGACCGGACGATAATATCCTAAACTATGTGATCCTTAAAAACAGAGACGGAGAGACCTGCACTATTGATCGCTATGTGGATGTGACTACCAATCGGATCGCGGATTCTTATGATGAGCTTAGGGCTTATCAGGGTTTAATTAAAGAGACGGTTTTAAATACAATTAATCACACCTTTGAGGAGGCTAAATTTTAACAGATGAAAGGCACTTTATTATATAGCACAAAAGGAGATCCAGTGATGTTTATACCAGAGCAAGAAAAATTTGATCTTGCAGAGTGGGGAAAATTAATGAACACACTATAAATTTGGAAAAAACAGAATAAAAATGTTCTTAGAAATACAATTTTAAAGCTAAAAAAAGATGGGATTTAAAAAATATGAACTTCGAGTTCTTTTCGTAATTGACGATTTAAATGAATCGGCTGTTGAGCAGGTTTCTGCTATGATAAAAGAAATACAATCTGGAGAAATTCAGAGAGAGCTATTAAGCGCTGAAGGTTTTACAAATGTAATTGCCACTTTACAAGAAAGGAAATGATCACTATCAAAGGCCAGGTGCCTAGCAAGTCAAACGGATACCGAATAGGAGGGAATCGCCTTTATAAGACGGTCGATCTAAAGGAGTACGAAGTGAGCTTCGAGTGGCAGATCAGAAAGCACAAAGGCGAAACGATAAGCGTTCCCTTTGAAATTTGGATCGATGTTTACTTTCAGTCTAATCGATCTGACCTGGACAATTCGGCAAAGGTAATTCTGGACTGCCTCCAGAATTGTGGCATGATCCAGAACGATCGACTGTGTTCGGTTTTGGTCATGAGGAAGCACATCGATAAGCTAAATCCTAGAATTGAGTTTGAGATAAAAAAAATAAACGAAAAATAAAATGGAAAATAAACAGACGGCAGTAGAATGGCTTTATGATACAATCATCATTTTCCCAGAAAGTGTTGAAGATTTAGCACATAACGCACGTTCATTTAAGAAGGCTCAACAAATGGAGAAAGAGCAGATAATAAATGCAGTTTCTGCAGGTTGGTATTATCATGAAAATGATAAAGTAAGCTGGATGGGGGAACAGTATTATGATGAAAACTTTGGACACTAATAAAAATCTGCCGGACAATTATAAGCAGTGCATCGCTTGGATCGAGTCAGAATTGACACGAGAGACACGATCGATCTACTTGCCTGGTGTTATTATCAATGACGTAAATGGATCGCTTAGAATCAATCTATTGAGGATGTTAAATAATCACGGGGCGGAGCGCAGGGCAGCGTTCCTGAGGACCAAAAGAATAAAGGACTATCTAAACAAAAACAAATGAAAAAGCTAAAAGAAAAAGAAACGATAATAATCTACGCTGGACTAATAAACGCGCTGATCGATCACATCGAGGCAGACTTCCGTCCTTCAATCTTCAATCGCCAGTCGCTGAAGATGAAATCCAATAGCGTCCTGGATGAACTACTTAAGATCGAGCAGGAGATTTATAAAGGCGATCCGACTGGAGAGGTTACTGATCAGTACTTGGATGCAGGCAAGCTCATGCTGTTGTTCTTCCGCTTAGGCATGGAGATGACTGAAATGTCAGAGACTAAAAGCGAAGGGCTTAATACTCAGCTGAATATATTACTAAAAAACTACGGTGTAAATTTGGAATTTTAAAAAAGATTTTTTAAGCTTTGCATAACCAAACGAAATGAAAATGAATAGTAACGCTGAACAAGTGGTCAAGCCTGATCACTATCAAGGAAAGGGAGGACTCCAGGCGATCGATGTGATCGAAGCTTTTGGGCTTGGGTTCTCCCTAGGTAACGTCGTAAAATATGTCTTAAGAGCAGGCAAGAAAGATGATCGCCTCAAGGACCTAGAAAAAGCAATGGAATACTTGAAATTCGAAATCGAGAATACAAAACGAATCGTCAAGGAAGTCGAAGCTTACATCGCTAATCTACCAGAGGACTTATAGTGAAGAGCAGAAACGAGATAATCGAGGAGCTATATCTTTCCAAGGATATAAGCCAGGCGCTTCGCAAGATGCAACCGGCTAGCCTCCGCGACGATCTTAGGCAAGAGATGTTTATCTCACTTTGCACTCTAAGCGACGAGAAATTCTGGAACCTCTATGAGAATAACGCGCTGAAGTTCTACCTGGTTAGAGCCATGCTAAACATGATCAGAAGCACCGGGATGAATCAGCCATTCTTCAGAAACTTCAGAGCTAAGTTCGAATCGATTGAGGAGATCGAAAACCTAGAGGATCACATCGACAACTCGAAGGATCAGAAGGAGATTCTCTTTGATTTGCTAGATAGTAAAAGAAAGACACTGTGCTGGTATGAAGACAGACTGCTGGATCAATACGTCGAATCAGGATTTAACCAGATGGACGTCCACAGAAAAACAAAGATACCGTATCCGTCGATCGTTAAAACTATCGCATTAATCAAAAAGAAACTCAAGGATGAATAAGAAGCCTGATGAATTTGCAAAGGATTTATTTAATAATTGCCTTTACTTTACCGGATCGAAACTAATGGCGCGAGAGTGCGCTCTGTATATCTGTACAAAGTTTATCGAATATCACCAAAGGATGGACGATAAGTGCTACCACCTAGAGGTGCAGGAAGCCCTCTACAAAATTGAAATCGTATGAAGTTAATCGTAAAAGCTGGAGAGTACGAAGCAGATTCTTTGTTCTCCTTAATCATTGAGGTCCTAAAGCATAGAACCTGGCATTTATTGAATCATGGCAAATGGATGGACTAATGATACAGCTACTTGCCTCTGTGGCTTTTGTCACGTTCTTCCAGATGAACAATCTGCACCACAGCTTAAGCCTAAACTTTAAGCCATTCAACTGCGCGCCATGCCTAGGCTTCTGGACTGCGCTTGCATTGATCTGGGCACCAGTGGAACTCTGTGAGGTTATAGCTATCACGTTCGGGGCAGGTGTGAAGTGCGCCATTATTTACAGACTATTAATGAAACTATAATGACAGACAAAGACATCAAATTCATCCAGGAAAATATCATCAACTTCGAATCAGTAGCGCTAGGGTTTACCCGTAATCTAGACCACGCGGTCCTTAATGAGTATCACGAAATCTATAAGCGTTCGCTAGATCCTAGCTATGTGCTTAATGCCTGGTGTGGTGGCTGTGTGTTTGATATGCTTAAGCGACTAAGCCATCACTACGAGAACGTCATCTCAGCTAAGCAAGCGGAGGCAGTAAACCAAACTAACCAAACAAATGACAAAATCAAAGCTTCGCATTCTCGCGGTAGGAAGTCAAAATAGTGGAGTAACCTACCACAGACTAGCGCTTCCTTTGTCGATTATGGAAAAGGAATACTGCCTGATTACTGACACAATCACAGAGGACCTATTGAAAGAAAAGAATTTTAATGTGGTAGTGGTTAATCGGTTCCTAGAATCCACCCCTTTGCTTCAGCTCCTAGAATGGCGCCAGAAGTTTGGCTTTAAATTAGTGGTAGACATTGACGATTATTGGAGCTTATTCGATAAGCACCTGAGCGCTGGAACTTATAGACGCCTAGGAATTACTAGGATTATAAAGGATTACATCCGATACGCTGACCTAGTAACCACTACACACAATCGTCTCTATTTAGAAATAATCCAGATAAATAAAAACTGTGAAATCCTGCCGAATGCTTTGCCATTTGACAAGGACCAATTTACTACGGTCCGCAAGGAGAATGAGAAAGTGACAATCGCTCACACCGGATCGATCACTCACTATCCAGACATCCAGCAACTCAAGAGACCAATCGAGGAGCTAGCAAAGTCTAGGGTATTTAGAGAAAATACTAGGATGCTTCTTTGCGGTTGGAATGAGTTTAATAAATGGCACTGGAATCAGATGGGAAATCTATACACTGCTAATGAGAAGCTTGAATACAAAATCATTGAATCCTTGCCGGTTGATCTTTACATGAATTTCTACCTTGAAGCTGATATGCTTTTGGTTCCCTTATTGGATAACAAATTTAACAGACTGAAATCAAACCTCAAGGCGCTAGAGGCAGGGGCTAAGAATATCCCGATCCTAACCTACAAGCGCGCACCTTATGACGATATCCCGACGATCTTTGAAGTGGATAACTGGGAGCGTGATATCAAACGAATGGCATTCAGCAAGCAGATGCGCGATGACTTTGGCTATCGGAATGGGGAATATGTCCGGGAGCACTATGACATCTTCAAAATTAATGAGGCTCGATTTGCTATTTATTCAAAACTAATCGAATAATATGCCGGTCATTAAATGCTCAAACGGAAAATACAGAATAGGCTCAGGTGCCTGCATCTACGATACTGAAGAGAAAGCAATCGAAGTCTATCAGGCTATTCTAGCAGGTGGGGCTTTTGCTGAATCTTATAATGACTATCCAGAGAGCGCGACTAATAACGCTAAGCGAGCACTTAAGTACGCTGAGGAAAATGGCTGGGGATCCTGCGGAACTCCGGTAGGAAAGATCAGAGCTAATCAGCTAGCAAACAAGGAACCAATATCACGCGACACGATTGCAAGAATGGCAAGCTTCAAAAGACACCAGCAGAACAAAGATGTTCCCTATGGCGAAGGTTGTGGCGGTTTGATGTGGGATGCCTGGGGAGGAACTGAAGGCATTGAGTGGGCGATCAGAAAATTAGAACAGATAGATAATCAGAAATAAACATGAAT